CGTTTATCACCGACCAGTTAATTGCCCTCCATATATTTTTTAAGTATTTTGCCTTGTCTGCTTGGTAATCCAGAGACCAAGCATGCTCCCACCAATCTATTAACAGTATGATATCCTGTTTTACTTGATGATTTGTTATAATTTTTACTTGCCCGTTCCGAGCAAGGTATACCCACCCACTGCCTTGTATAGCCATGGCTGTTGTTTCGACAGTATTTTTTAATTCGTCAACACCGTCTTTAAAGTGTTTTTCTATAAATTCTAGACTAGCGCCGTGGGGTTGATTTCCTGAACTAGGAGATTTTAATTGCGGAAAAAAAATGTTATGGAGAAATGCCCCTGCATGGTTAAAATCAGCATCTCCCTCGTCTCGATTGTACCGATCAACATATCCTTTGGCTAATTTTCCGTAATGATAATCTATAGTATCTTCACTCATTACTGGTGCTAGGTCTGTTCTAGCATAAGGAAGCGGCTCTAATACCAATTTGTCTTTTTTGGTATCTGCTTCAATAACCAATCGTTTTAAATCAGATAAACTTTTTTCCATGTAAGTATTTATGAAGGTTAAATAAAGATACAATTTTTGAAAGGAATCCTATCATGGAATTAATTATTGCAGGTATTTTTGTTGTAGCAGTGGCCGCTTTCTTGATTTTTAGAAAAAAATCAGAGCCACAAGAAACTACAGCAAGTGTACCATATAAAGTAGAAACCCCCGAACCAACTCCTGTGGTTGCTGAACCAACTCCAGTAGTGGAAGTTGCTCCTATAGCAGAAGCAATCCCGGTAGTTGCTGAAGTTGCTCCAGTACAGGCAGAAGTAGTCGAAGCTCCGGCTAAGAAACCACGTAAGCCACGTACTCCTAAGGCCCAACCAGCAGTTAAAGAAAAAGCCCCGGCTAAAGCCAAGGCTCCAAAAGCTACTGCTAAAAAGCCAGCCGCAAGAACAGTTAAGAAAAAATAAATAGTACTAACATTACAACAACACCATGACTAGCATATACCCTATTATTAAAGACCAGGACTGGATTTCTCCAGTTACATATAATCTTTTCAAAAGATTTAACTATGACGGATGTGGAATTGATTGGGCCACTGTTAGAGTGTTAGACGTTGGATGTAATGTAGGAAATTATGTTAACTGGGCAAACAATGTTGTATCTCGGGAGAATTATGTAGGCTTAGATATAAATGAAAAATTTATTAACATTGCCCGCATGATACATCCCGAGTATCAATTTGTACATTGTAACAAATGGCATCGTAGTTATAATCCTACAGGAATTAAGAATCTTTCAATCCGCGATTCTTTATCTGGTGAGTTTGATATTGTTGTATTGAACAGTGTATTCTCCCATGCCAATGCTGATGAAATTCGTGCAGAAATTTTAGATATTTTTACTGTATTAAAACCTGGTGGAATTTTGTTAACTACATTTTTTACAGATATTAATTTAACACCGTTCTTGGGATACATAAAAAATATATACGGAGTTGACACTGAATATTCAATTCCTGAATATGAAACATCTGTGTATCTAATTGATTATGAGACTATTGTGGTTGATCAAGATTCTTTAAATTTAGAGACTTGCAACAGTTTCTCTAGTTTTTATAAAGAAACAAAACTTACAGAATTGTTTACAGGGGCAGAAGTGATAAACACTGCACAGCCCTTTGCTCAAGCATTGGTCAAGTTTACTAAACCGTTGTAAGTTTAGATTGCTCATACAGAGCAAAGCTGGCTAGATTCTTGCCTTTGGCTTCGATCATCATATCAAAGTGATCTAAGAATTGTAAGGCCCAAGCATTGACTTCGGTGTTCCACATAAAATCACTGTGGGCTCGAAGTTTTTGTTTTTTGTAGCCCGACTCTAATAGAGTAGACATTATAGGTTTAGTTGCTGTATCGTGGGCTACTAGATAATCCTCACGGCTAACACTATAATGACAAGTTGGGCGAACACCTCGCCAGCTATCAATTACACGTTTAACTCTATCGTCGGAGGGCTGGATATAGTCTCCCGTACGGATCCAGTGATGGTGTATATCAAGTACGAGGGCGCAGTGTTTTTCGAGTTCGAGACTGCTGTCAATTCCCCAACAGTTTTCGTCATTTTCGATAGTGATACAGTTTCTTGCTTCGGGGGTAAGGCGTTGGAGGGCAGAGATAATACCTTGGGGACCTTGTTTACCCGAGATGTGTACATTGATTTTAAAGTCTTGAAAAGTCTTGCCGTATCCCATCCACCTGACCATATCTGCATGATATTCAAATTCCTCTATTGATCGTTCTACAATGCCAGGGTTCTCACTTGCCAACACAGTAAACTGCCCAGGATGCATAGACAACCTAACGTTATTCTTGCGAGCCAAAGCTCCCACGGCTCCAAATGCTCTTTCGCAATAGGCTCTAACATCGCTACGCCGCCAAAACCCGCACCAATCCTGCTGAGTATATACAGGGAGTATATCGCTCGAGAGTCGTACCATTCTAAGATTTTCATTGAGTGAGCCTACCTTTTCAACGAGCTTGCGAGTAGCTTCAATGTTACCTACCATTAGGTCCCACAACTTTTGTTCAGCTACTTCTTTGCTCTGTCTATTTAACCAAGCAACGGTAGTAGAGCCTGTGTTAAAAGCCTTAGCATCGTCGGTGGGTTTAATTCCGTCCACCTGCTCTGCGTGATCAATCCACTTACAGGCAAATCCAATTCTTTTAATCATGTGATACTTTTTTTTGATACATCCAATCTAGACCATCGCGGTCTAGACCGCGACCCGCAAATTCAAAATTATATTTTTCCAAGTGTTGCTTTACTGGTTCAGTCTGTCCGTGAAGGTTGGTGTATTCAAAACTAAGTTGATCAATATCAAATAGACTCCAATCTGTGTCAAGAATAACGTCGCCATCGACACCTTCAATATCTAATGCTAACACATCTACATGTGAATTGCCAACAGTTTTATTGAGGAAATTGGTTAATGTTTCACAAGGTGCTTGAAATTCTACAAGATCATCTCTTCCTGTATGATTTCTATTAACGCTGGTACATTGATAGTGAGGACCGTCACCTTTGGAATAATAAAAGGTAACTGTTTTATCTGTGTAGTAGCTAGGAATTATACCGATGTCGTAAATTTCTGCTTGAGGATAATCTTTCCAACATTCTTTTAAAAATGGAATGTTAATAGGATTTGGTTCTACTAAAATAACCCTACCAATTGTAGTAGGATCTAACGCCTTAACCATGCGAGTAAATCCATCTATAAAATTAGCACTGGGATCTCTGTCACCGGCACCGGCACCTACTTGTATAAAAGTTTTCATTATTCTTTCTCCATGGACCACGATCCATCTTTATTATCTGTCCATTTTAACACATCGCCTTCTTTCCATCCTTGCATTTCCAACAGCTCTGGTGGTAAAGGTAAAATAAGATCTCCGGTCTCCGGATCTTCTTCAACGGTAATAGTCCACTGTGTCATAGTTAATTCCTTGTAAGTGCGTGATAAACTAAAAATTCTTTAAAAGCCTTATAGACGGCGGCCGCTTCTTCTTCGTCCGCCTTGACTTTTACTCCTCGAACATAAAATCCATCTTCGGTAATTTTAAGCATTTCTATTTGCCCACCGACAAGTGTAATATTACTTTCTGGAGGTGCCGATACAGTCAATACCGGTTCAGGCAGTGGGGTGTTAATGATAAACATTTCTTGCGCTATAATTCCGTGTGTCATGTTATTATTATACACTGTTTGCAGGTTAAGTCAAATCTTATTATACCATCCAGTCAGTATATATTTTGGCTGTGTGTAAACTGTATTGCCTCGATGCACATGGGTCATGCCTGCAGGCCAAATGACCACAGTACCTCTGGTAGGCCGAACTTTTCGATGCTGGAATAAAAACTCAGTTTCAGCTTCACCTTCGGGCATGTCATTCAAATAGATCATCCAAGTTAGTTCTCTTGAATGATAATTTATTCCGCCGTTTTCGTAATGCCAAATATGAAATCCACCGCGTGGCGGAGTTTTCTGCAATTTCATTTCGCAGTTGTTAGTCATGTTTAAATCTTTTAATTGACTAAATTCTGCAATATATTCGGTTAGGCAATCATGTAGATAGTACAAATATTTGCTACAGAGATCTGCTTTATTAAACACAGGATTTTGTAAGAATACAGCAATATCGGCTCTCCCTAATCCACCATTAGAAAACTGTGTGTTATTATTAATGACATGATCTTTAAGATCCGGATTAACGATAACTGATTCAATAGTATCAATAGTTTCTTGGCAATCCTCGGAAGAGACTTTACCAGGCCATATTCTAATAAAATCTTCCATTATAGATGGCTTCGAAAATAATCAATAGTTTTAATTAACCCTTGCTCTAGGTTAATAGTAGGCTCCCAATTGAGCATGGCTTTTGCTCGAGTGATATCCGGCCTGCGCTGTTTTGGATCATCCTGAGGTAAAGTTTGTTGTAATATTTGGCTCTTACTTCCGGTTAATTCAATGACCTTATGTGCTAATTCCCACATGGTAAACTCCCCAGGATTACCGATGTTAACTGGCCCAATAAAAGAGTCGTCTGGATGATTCATCATGGCTTGTATAGCATCTAACAGATCATCAACATAGCAGAAACTGCGAGTTTGCATACCGTCTCCGTAGATAGTAATGTCGCGACCTTGCAATGCCTGTACCACAAAATTACTAACAACTCTGCCGTCATTCTGTGCCATTCTAGGACCATATGTGTTAAAAATACGCACAATTTTGGCCTTAACATCGTGTGTGCGATAGTAGTCCATGAACAAGGTTTCCGCGGCTCGTTTGCCTTCGTCGTAGCAACTGCGTATACCAATTGGATTTACATTGCCCCAATATTCCTCAGGTTGAGGATGAACTGTGGGATCACCGTAGCACTCACTGGTTGACGCCTGTAAGATTTTAGCACCAGTACGTTTGGCCAGTCCCAACATATTGTAAGAACCAATTACACTGGTTTTCATCGTCTGGATTGGATCCCATTGATAATAAAATGGACTCGCTGGACAAGCAAGATTGTAGATTTCATCTACTTCTACATACAGAGGCAGGCAGATATCTTGTCGGATAACTTCAAAGTTCTTGTTATCTAACAAGTGTGCAATATTATTTTTACTGCCTGTAAAATAATTGTCTACACAAAGAACATGATGTCCTTCTTTGACTAACCGTTCGCAGAGATGACTGCCTAAGAAACCTGCTCCGCCTGTTACTAAAATTTTTTTCATTTATCTACCTTTGCTGGCTGTATAATGCCATATTGTTTATATAACCAGCTGATAAAATTTTCAACTGGCAAACTAGGACTTACCTGCGTTTGATAAGCCCTATATGCTATACTTATTTTTTCTAACCATTCTTTATCTGTCATTTGATCACCAATGCCTTATTGTATTTGCTATAATAAAGAAGCAGGTCACTACGTGAATTATAACCCAAAAGGTTTTAAAAAATAATGCTACCCTAGCTTCTCGTAAAGTAAGAATAGGAACATCCGGACGATCGTCGTCCGTGTTCCCCATAAGATGTCCAGTTGCTCGCGCCCATACTCTCTCGATACTGTTCATTGTGCCTCGTAAATCGCTGAATTAGCGCCATGTTCCGCACACTCAACTCTGACACAATAACAACGACCGCTAGTCTTCTCACGTATTAGTGCGTCGGCAAAGTTAAAAGCATGTTCAGCAAACTTCTCTGCACCTACACCATCAAAATATCGAATTTCAGCCAACCCCAATTCTTCTAATTCCACAAATTTGCTTAAATATGGATCTTGTCGATCCAATGCCAACTTGTGATCAAAGTGATCTTCCAACCAGGCTTTGAGAGGTTTAAGCCCGCCAAAGTCCACTGCCCAGTTCTTGTTGTCTAGGGTATCACAGCCGAATGTGAATGTGAACGCTAGACTGTAGCCATGTAGCAGGTGACAATGACTGTGATCTGCATTAGGTTGACGGAATACCGCTGACAGACCAATGTTATGTCCGTAGTGTTTTGTTGAGAAAAATTTTGCCATCTCTAGTCTCCTTTATTTAAAGTAGCAAGTTTGACGACATGCAGAATTTATAAAGCGGGGTGAAAGTCGTAAAAGGCCGCTAATGAAATTATATAGATATGTTTGCTATATGTCAATATTTATGAACAATTATTTTAGTTGTTTTATTTCTTCTTTGATGATTTTTATTTCATCTGTGATGTGGTCAAGAATTTCTATTTCATTTTGCCTTGCTGACATAAATTTATAAACTGTAAGGGCAAATAACGCCCATCCAATAAATCCGCCTATTAATAAAGATACAATAATAAAATTTGCCATAATGATTCTCCCTTGAGTAGAGTATTTACAACTGCCCAAGGAAGTATTTTACTCATAGTTAATCAACGTTTTTCAATTATCTTATCACATAAGCCATAGGCCAGTGCTTCTTCGGCTGACATAAAGGTGTCACGGTCCATGTCACGTTCAAAATCGGCGTAAGATTTACCGGCAGTGTTGTGTTCAACATATAGTTTGGTTAACATTGTTTTCATCTGAGTAATTTCTTTGTATTGGATCTCAATGTCACTTTGCATGCCACGGGCGCCACCACTTGGCTGATGAATCATATGTCGAGCATGCGGTAGCATAAATCGTTTGCCGGGATGTCCTGCCTGAGCCAAAAAACTACCCATGCTACATGCCTGGCCTAACACATAGGTACAGACATTGGGTTTAACAAACTGCATGACATCATAGATGGCCATGCCGCTGGTAATGACACCGCCTGGACTGTTGATGTAAAAGTGGATATCCTTCTCACTATCGGCACTCTCTAAATGTAAGATCTGTGCCACAATTAAATTGCTACTGTGATCATCAACTGGTCCATTAAGGAACACAATACGCTCATTAAGCAATCGACTAAAAATATCAAAGGCACGTTCGCCTTGACCGGTCTTTTCGACCACCATTGGTACTAACATATTAAAATTCATCCTTTATTGTTTTTGTATTTGCAAGACCTGCAAGAATTTGAAACTGTTCCCAGGCTTTCTTTACTGTGATGTTACTTTCGATATCTTCTGACTGAAGCCCTGCTTCTAACCAATAGTAAGGCAACCGGCGAGGATGTGCTCCGAACTTGCGAGGCTGATGTATTTTACCCTGCTCCCATAGTTCGGTGCTAACATTGCGGAACTTGGCTTGGTCCTCTGGACTGTTAAAGTCATAATTGCTCCATTCGGGATTACTCAATCCGCCATAACAATAACCTTCCCAAATGCCCGCCCACTCATCATCGATAGTAGGATCAAAATCTGTGCGGGCAATAATCACCAACACATCGCTAATATCTACTCGACCTTCGACAATATCAAGAATACAACGGCTATAGCTTAATCCAATTTTCATTCTTCTTCCCTAAGTTGGTCACGGAATACTGCTAACTGTTCGATAAGATTTTGAACACCTGCTTTGGTCATAGTGAGGGTACTATACCCTACTTTTAAAGTCATATGCATCCCTTCAGCAGTAACACCAACACTGTATATAGTCTCTGGAGCATTTGACTCTTTTGGGGGCACGATAGGAATTGCTCTAGTCTCTGGGAATTTAACCACATTAGAGTAATCAGGTTTCTTAAACCAATCAAACATCTTTTTTCTCCATATCATACTGTTTAACCATACGATAAAGTGGTTCCATACGTTCTTGAAATATTGATGGGCAGTTCTCAGCGGCTACTTTCATATCCCACGCACTGGGATAATGTCGCAGGCACCAACGAGCCTGATCCTTGATTGCTTTTGGGACTCGAGGAGTATTAAGTATCTCTACTAAAAACTCCTGAGTCTTTATTACTGCACGATAACGTTCATCAGGGAGTGTCATGTGTTGGTTCGTTCATTTTATGATATTCGGCTAATTCTTGAGCTCGAGTCGCTTCTCGTTGTTCTTCGCAAGGTGTGCAAATAGTACGCACCCATCCACCGCCGTGGGTTTCAGCTGGATTACCACAACCTTCACAAGTCACACCTGACATCGATTCTGCCATAGTAACTAAGCCGCTAATGTAGTCATCGCCACCTGTGTAGTAAAAACGCAGTGTACCGAACTTTTCTTTAACTTGATCCAGTGTCACCTGAGGAACAACTTCGCCGTCTCGATTCTTCCAATCGATATGATGTTGGATATTGCCCATGAGTTGATTTAGAATATTAAACCAACCGTCTCCGCATTCAAAACCCCAACACATGCAGGTTTCGGTCATAGGTAGATTACGATTGACCATCATCTTTGGATATACCTTACACAGGTATTCGTCTAGTTCTCTTTTCATTCTTCTTCCGATACTTCGTCGCCGAAACTATATTCTACTTTATTTTCTTTAAATTTCATTGCTCGAGCCCGAGCACCTTCTGGATCACGCTTAACTTCATCGACTAGTTCCATCAATGCATTGTTGATGTAGTCGTTGAGAGTAATGCCTTGACGATGTGCGTTCATTGCGGCTTCCAATAACAGGTCGTCTGGCAGATCTAAAGGAACGCTGATTCGGGTATCGTAATCCTCGCCGTCTTTGATAGCCAGGCACTTTTGAATAAAGTCATCGTCGACTTCTAAATCTATATAGTCTACATCATCCCATGCTTGATTCAAGTTGACTCCGAGTTCTTTGGCTTCTTTGGCATGCTTCTTTTGTTTGTCCTCAGCAATCATGCGATATGCACGGTCGTTGGTATAATCGCATACACTGACTTCATAGACCTTTTGTGTCTTAGTACTGAACACAATACTAAAACTGTATCCGCCTTTGCCGTGGACACCGTTCCAACTGTCTAAGCAGTAGGCATTGTCGCCGTAGCAACTCCACCCATAATCACTGCCTTCAGTGATTTTATAGTCAACCAACTCCATCCATTCTTTCATAGTGATCATTTCAACACTCCTTTAAATATATATTATACTAGATAGTAACCTTATCTGTCAATAGTTCTCGACAAATACTTTTAATCTCCGGCCTAATGTTTTGATCTGTCTGCACAGCCTCACAATCTACTTCGATGGCACTTTCATCATCTTCCTGCATTAGCCCTATAAGGAATAACAAACCTATAACAGCCAACACAGTTACAACAATATCAAAGATTTTTTTCACTTAAATACCTTCAAGATAACAATGTCCTCACTCATGCGTCCATTGCACAGAGTTTCTGTAGTCTTAATGTTTTTAACAAACCAAGTTTCAATTCGCCGCTGTGTATTCTGCTCTTTAAACTCTTTGAGTTGTTCTGCAGGTTTACGCAGAGTCTTTTGGAAACTCTTATCAGTAAATTCTGTAATGCTGGTACCTTTGACGCTTAAACCGTTTGAAGTTTTGGCAGTGTACATACCAATCTTACGAGTCTTGGTATTATAAACAACTGCCAGTTGAGCACCAATAATACCTGCTGGCGGCACTGAAGTAATACCGAGCTTGGCGTCGCTCAACATGAACTTCATTTTCTTAACCAAGTCTTCTGCTGGCTTAACTTTCTTAGCACGAGGTTTCTTAAGTACTTTCTGTTCAGCCGCAATCTGCTCACAAGCCGCCGCAATAGCTTCATAGAAGTCGATCAATTTTTTAACATTTTTGCGGCTGACATGTTTGTAACCCTCGCGGAGTTGTTCATCAGCATTACCGCTGGCAAGCTCATGAAGTTCATCAAGGCCGCTTTGGAAGTATTGTTTAATAATACGAGCATGAGCGGCCTTGGCACCCTTGCCTTTGAGCAGATTAATGATCTTAAATGCCTTTGGGTCAAATGCATCTGGGTCTGTGATCCAGCTGTCAATAGCATAGTCGAGTTCTTCGCCCATATCTCCGGCAGTTTCGCGCAGACGATCTTGGATAGTAACCACCGGTGCTTGTGCAACCACTGGCTTGACTTCTGGTACTACTTCAATGTCAAACCGGCCATCTTCGATAACCTTGGCGATTTCTTTACGCAACCAATCGGCAGTGTTTTTGCCACCATTGAAATCTGTACGAACTTCGGGCATGCCTTTGATCAAACAACTAGCAACGGCGCCCATGGTTGTATTGCAACGCCAATCTTTAGTTTTCTTAAAACTTTGAATAGCATCTCGGCTGTAGCCAGCACGACCCATCCAATCAATTACCTTGGGTTTAAGATCTTTGGCCGTGGTTTCCATATTGTAATAACGCATAGCGTTACGGAAGTGTTGAGAAAATTGGTCAGCGGACCAAGAATCTGCACCATCCCACTTGGGACTGTGATCTCGTTTAGAGTTTTCTCGAATGCTTTGACCAGTAATACGTTTAGTAGCTGTTGCCATGAATAGTGCTCCTTTAGTGCCTTACAATAGTTATATTATACAGGGATCTAGGCCCTGTGTCAAGAGACCGGTTTTACCAAAATGTCCAATATAAATAACAGATTACCGGGAAACTTAACATGGAAAGTAATTGGGAATTAACCAAACAAAAAAGTCAGTATCATTTTGATCCAACTATTATAGACCCTAGATGGGATTCTGTCACCCGTTTAGGCAATTTTATTCCAAATTGGGCAACAGAACTTGAAGAAATAATCCAAAGTTCCAGGCCTGCTACATGGGCAACTCGTGCAGAATTTGTAAGACCCTTAGAAGCTAGAAAAGGTAATAAAGAACTCCAAAAAGAAGAATACGATTTATTGCAGTCTGGATTATCCGCGGATCATCAAATCAGTCATTTAAGTTGGCATGTTCCTCCACTGTTTCAAAAGATGAGCGATCTGTTTGGAATGGAGGACACATGGAATCGCATGCATATCCAAAAAACTGGTGAACTTTGGAATCTGCATATTGACAAACTGGAAAAAGCCTGCCCAGAAGATCCTAGCAGAGTATTAAGAGTTTTTGTTCAACTAACTGATTGGCAACCTGGACAATTTTGGCAATATGGAAATTATAATTACTGCCAATGGCGGGCAGGCGATATTACCACATTTGATTGGCAGAATGTTCCTCACTGTACTGCCAACGCAGGGTACCATCCAAGAGTAACATTCCAGATTACAGGATTGATCACTGACAAGACCCGAGAATTTTTACAAGTATTAAATGCCGGATCTTACCAGGTAGATCAATAAAAATCATCATCCCAAGGTACGGGAACCCAACCTAATTTTTTTAGATCTTCTCGAATTTCATCTGTAACTATGCCTTCTGGTACATAGTCTCGACCGACCGGATCTGGAGTAGGATCATACCCATCTAATCCGTAGCCCTTTTCTTTGTTGCCAATGCCACTACAGTACCAATCAATGTAGTCGCCCTTTTCTTGCATGTCGGCAATGATACCACCGCTATGACGCCAGCTGGCACTCCAACGTTGATCCTTGAGGATAGGCATAACATCCAATTTGATAAACTGCATGTTACACATGGCCGCATACAAGTTTTGAGCATAGTTATCACTAGCCTTTACCTTATCGCAGATCCATTTAGTGCTACGGAGATCATACTCCATATTATCTTTTTGCCAAACAGGATCGTGAATCTTGTTAGCTTCATCGATCTTGATCTGTTCCCACATGTCAATATAATCTTGATTGAGCTCTTCACCTGCTTCTTTTGCCCGTTTGATTGCACCTTCCTTTTGGAAGGTATGACGTTCAGGACTTGATGCTACTTCTGGCTTCTTTGAATTGTTTGACATCGGCGATTGCCTTTTTTAGTGTTTCGGAATAGTTAAGAGCCTGTTGTTCTGACATAATTAAACTGGCTTCATATTCTACATAACCTTTGGTCAGCAGGGTCCAAATAATTTTGAAACGATTAAGTTCCCACCATTTGGATTTTTGTTGAGTATATGTAGTTACAATAACACCAGTTTCGTCTGCTTCTACCCAAACATTGTGTTGATGTGTGGGGTCTGAACATTCGCAAGGAACCCCGTACATGACAGCGTCACCCCATTCGTTATGTTTAAAAATTCCTTCTGCTGGCAGTTGTGCTTTCATTGAATTTTTCTTTCTTTTGAAATACCGGCCTGTGACAGATGTTCGATAGCTTCGAGGTCTTCTTCAGTGGGGTCATCGAAGTTAATCAATCGAGAATTTTCTTGTAGTTCACCGGATTTGATCATACGAGTGATTTCTTTAATCAACCCGTCTAGTTCTTCTTGAGAACCTTCAAAATTATCAAAGCATCCGGGAGCAAACTCGATTTTAAGTTTCTTTTCTTCAGTCATTTTTTTCATTTGGAGTTAGGGGACGGTTAATACAAAATTCACAAGTTGGGTCGTCACATTTGGACTCTGACCATTTATTACACTCTGCACAATAGTAAGCATCGTACTCTTTTGAGTACAATCTCTTAATATCACAACTGCAATTATAAATTAGGTCCATAAGCTATCACGAGCTTTGATAAGACGGATCATCATTGCTTCGTCTTCTGCTTCGTAGGCGGCTTCGATTTCTTGTAGTAGCTGGTGTGATTTGTCACTCATTTCTTTAAGTTCGGGACTCTTATCGCCGCTGAAACTTAGCTTGCCGCCATTGGCAATACGACTTGCTTCACAGTACTCTGTCCAACCACTGGCATCATATGGATCAGGACGATTTGGGTAGACAGTGGTCCACCAAGTATACAGTTCTTTGATCTCTCGAGCACGGATAGCTTGTCCAGTTGGCTTACCGTAGTTAGGATCACTTTCCTCTACACCCCAGTCGGAACTCATAGTCAAAGTCATTGCCCAATCAAGATGATCAAGGCCTGCTTGTGGACAACGCCATGTACGCCAACGCCACCACCCACTGGCCCAGAATGGAGATTTGTATTTCTTACGTGCTTCTTCATCCCAGGCAATGTGACTCCATGCTTGTTCTACTTCAACAAAATCAACCAACTCATTGAATAAGCAAGGCAGAAAGCGGTTACCCACGTCGCACCATTGACCCGGTTTAATATCCCGGGGATGAGCGGTAAGACCATGAGTACGAGTAACCCAACGGTTGTTAATGTAGTATTTGATATCATATATTTTCCTTACAGGCCAAGTGACGAAATCTTGAATGTGGCCGAGGGCTTCCTCCGCTAACCAGTAGCGAAAGTTATGCTTCATTTGGGCACGGGTAGTCCACTCGTCCCACTCTTCGGCAGTGCCTGCATCTAGCTTTTTAGTGCCACGAAGCCAATCTGCGAAAGGACTGCATGACCAGTAATTTGAATGTTGTGCCATTATAGTTTCTCGTAAGTTTTTGCAAAGATATCTTTTTTAACTACACCGTAGTCGTTTTCACCGTGGCGGACAATAATGTCTACACCTTTGTTATATGCCAACTTGGCTCCGTTATATTGTAACGTAACTTCACCGTTATGATCTGCTGGCTTACAAAGTTTTATAATCTTCTTCGGGCTAGCAGTTCCGTCACCGTTGTCACTTTTAAGTTTATTAAATGTTTCTGGACCGATAGGATATTGTTCACCGTCTGGTCCAGTCATAATATAATCACCCTTTTTATAAGGTACAGGGTTTTCAAGTGTATCGATCACACCGTCGTCTGTGGCTACCTCAAAAGGTTCACGTTTATCGGGAATTTTAAAGGCTTCAAATGATCCGTCTTTAAACCAAGCATCGGTGATACCTTCCACAATATTGATAAATTCACGCATCATTTACGATCTCCAAAAAGTTGTAACAGATTAATAAACAAGTTGATAAAGTCCATATACAGAGTTAGTGCTCCACTAACTTCGGCGGCTGGGCTGGTATCTACACTTAGTTCCTCACGAATCTTTTGTGTATCGTAGGCAGTGAGCCCTAGGAAGATGATGATGGCTAATGCAGAGATTACCATAGCTACTGGACCGCTCTGAAGAAAGATATTAACAATACTGGCTATAAAAATAGCAATCAAACCAACAAACATAAACTTACCAAGACTATCTAGACTCTGTTTGGTAAAGTAGCCATACACACTCATTACACCAAACAATATAGCCGCACCCATAAAGGCTGACACAATACTACCCATAGTAAACACAGCAAAAATCATAGCAAAGCTCAGTCCCATCAAGGCCGCAAAACCATGTAAGCATAACTGTGCTATACTCTTACTTGGATTGTTGGCCAACACCATACTAACACCAAAGATTGCCGCAAGTGGTGAAAGGATCACGAGCCATTTTACCCAACCTGTAAAAAAGAATGCCAATAACTCTGGACTGGTGCCCACAAAGTAGCTGACCATCATTGATACAATAACAGCAAGACTCATATGTCCGTAGACACGACCCATTGCTGAATTAATTTCACTAGCAGACCGATATGATACTGCATTTTCATAAGTTGTTTCAAACATAATTTTCTCCTTTAGGCTAATTTATCTATATTTTGACCAGGACGATTCAGAAGCCTGTTCATTTCAATTCTTTTTTGCTCGTCTACTTCGTGACGATGTTTAATGCGTTTTTCTTCTTGAATGCGATCAGTATGTCGTTGTTCTGCATGTCTGATCTCAGACCGTCTATACAATTTTGCATTGTATGCTGTAACACTGTTAATTGATGACATATGCTATTTATTTAAAAACGGGGTCAAGTTTGGAGGCGTCCATCCTAGAGGTTTCAGGACTTTACCATCTTCACGCTTACGCACTTTTCCGGTATCTCGATCAATTTTGGCAAAATTAGTCTGCATAACTTCTTTCCATGCACCTTCGGCATCATACCCTGCACTATGGATAGCACCGACAGTTACAACAAGAATATCAATTAACGCATCTAATGTTTCTAATTGATCGTGATTGTTAATAGCTTCTTTAAGCTCTTTATATTCTTCTTCAATTAATCCAAGGTACAGTTTAAATTGAGGTTGATTAAAACCTTCAACCGACTGGTCACAGGCCCGCATAAATTTTTCTTGATCACGAAATGGGTTTGTCATATACTTCCTCTTGTAAATATCTTTTTAATTCTTTGTCAGTGGGAGTCACTGAATAGTTGTGTTTGAAAAATATCTCGTAACTGTCGCTACCATATTTTCCGATCCCATATAACATTGTAGCATCATCTCCATCCCAAGTCAAAAAGTCTTGACTCATTTTTACTAGACGTTTATAACGAACGTTCATCATACCTAATGGTTCAATAATACTTTTAACGAACTCCTCGTTCGACTTGAGCAAGGCATACGGAGTAGGAAACCAATAAAGGAATTCTGGTAGGACCATCTTAACTGGCTTACGGCCAGTTTGATTAAGCATGATCACTCCGACCATATGTTGCCAAGGTCCGTCGATCTGTTGTTGTACCATTAGGTCGTCTCGTAATGGGTTGAACATATTATTCTGCAATCTTCAATTGTTTTTCGTTATAGATATGCAATGCACCTGCAATCTCAGGTACAGTACATTCTACTACTACTCTACGCTCTCCGGCTAGTGTATCAAATACTGACACAACAACTCCGGGCCATTTATAGCCGCTAACCTTTTCTACTCGATCACCTACTGCAAGTAATGCCATTTTTATCTCCCTGTTGATGTACGTGTTACTTTTGGGCCGGTAGTAACAAAATCCATACCGGCCATTCTTCCCTCGTAAAGTCTACCATTCCATTTCATAGGCAACTTCACGCTTTTATTCAAGACCACTATTAATTTGTCTTTTTCTTTAAATTCAAGTATCTCCGCTGAGGCGTTCTTGCCACTATTTCCCACCTGTTGAACAATGCATGTATCTTCGTGTCTAGTAATTTCCATGATCTTCCTTTATGATTGAATGAAAAATTTCCACAAGTTCTTGATCTACTGCTGTGTACAAGATTTGATTAAATGATTTCCAATAATCAAAATTCTCTTGGCTAAGGTTGTAATCTTTTACAAACCTACCTTCAACAATATCTGCAAACTCTATATTAACACAGTTTTCAAAAGATTCAAAGTCTTCTACGACAATTTGGACATAATGTTCAGCAGGATGTTCTGGATAAAATAATCCACGCGATTGCCACGCCCGTAAAAATCTATAGAACTTACTTTTTACTGTTTGGGTAGTAATAGAAATAACTTGATCAAAATCTGCAAGATATTTTTTTGGAATACAGCTAGGATGGCAGTGCGAGCCTACCCAAATATCATCTCGATCGAGAATGTTCTTGATCCATTTATTTTCTAATTTGGTTTTTTGAGCCAACCATCGATCTTCGTCAAACTCTCTATAGACATGAGAATTATCGCCAATTTTAAAAACATTATGTTCTCTATTATCGACTATTTGATCTTTTATTACAATATTAGCTTTGTTATTGAGTAAATCGCATACAAGACCGCCGGCAGTGTAGTTTGAAAAACAAACAAGATTCATTGATCACCTAACTTGGGTGTCCCCATCGAAGATAGTATTCACTTAGTTTTTTCATTTCCATTTCGGCAATGATCAAATATATGTGCCCGTATGTAAGATGATCTACATGTCGATGCCACTCCGGAGTACCATTAATTGAATTTGACATGACAAACTTTCCTGCTTCAGTCTGTTGCCATTCGTGTATAGGTTGCGCTACAAACAGGTCCGGGTCCTCAACATCACTCATTCGGATCTTGTGAAATACTACCTTGTGAATTTCTTCAACAATTTCTTTGCCGTTTTCCTCAACAACCTGATATCTTACTGATCCCATGATAAATGAAATAGTGTAATAAATTTTTCAGCTTCTCGGCGAGATTTAAAATCCCACATGTCCCACGCCATGCGATTGCAGTTGGGCCAGTCCTTTAATTTTTCTTCTACCCATTTAACACATTTGTCTAGAGAACCACTTGGCATAGGAGAACCCGCATCATCAACTGTTCCCCAATCTTCTACCAGTTGCAGTCGGTACCAATAGTTTGGTCCATTAGCTCTCCGATGCAATGTGGGTTTAATGGTTGAATTGGTCATCTTCGCCCACTCTTTAATCACCTTGTCTAATTCGTCAAATGCGCTCACACTTTCTTTTTCCGTGGATAATTTCGACGTTTTGGTTTATTTTCTTTAAGGTTAAGTGGTTGGTGAGTAGATGTTTGTTTGGCCCTTTCTATGGCCGCATGTATTTGCTCGGGAGTTGGATCATTTTCATCTAGTGCATAATCATCAAACTCTTCTAGTGTAGTGTCCATGTCATCGTGCCCGTCACCCTCAAACCATTCATCGTCAACAGTTAGTCCCATCTGAGATAGTTTTTTATTAACAGGTTCAATATCTGCCTGTGCTACCTGTTCTCTAAATGCTCCAACTGGCCCTCGGCTATCTTGACTCATACTTTGCCAAGTTCTAACTTCTAACAATGGATCAATTTCACAAGGTATTTCAACCAAATAGTATTTTTCGTTACTGTACCCCGCATGTGTTAAATTAAAAATATGTAACACACGACCTTTGGTAAGTTTATTATTAGTTCGAGAAATACCGTAGACCCATGCTGGATCCCCTACGTTGTAAGATTTTTTAATATTCATTTAACTCTCAAGCCGAAACTTGTTCTTTATTTTTTGTGTCTAGAAGATCTTTAACGAACTTAATGGCCTTACGATCTGTATCGTAGACATATTCTTGATCTTCATCAGCTTCGCTTCGTAGAGTAACAATAACACCGTTACGAACTTTGCGAATTTCTATACTTTCAAACAACATAGGATCACCTTTTTCATTTTGGCACAGATAAATTATAATTAAAATGGAAGATACCAATGTGCGCAGTCTCGCGACTTAGCTCTTGGTCACACCAAATTTGATATCCTGCCTTCTGTGCTTGCTGGCAGAAAAATATGTCCTCCCCAATTTCTAAGTTTAGATGTGGAACATATTCTTGTAGGTAATGCGGTTGCGGAATCTTTTCGTAGACTTCTCGTTTGCACATGACCAAACCGTGTGGTAATACATCAATCAGTTCCATAGCTGGACTGTTATCTGTGGTTTGGAACTCTTGGAAAGCACCGGCACTACCACTCATGCCAGTAAAGTTTGGATTAGGAAAGCGGCGACGACGATAATTAGCACCAACAATTTCCTTATTACGTGCCAACAATCGAAGAGGAGCATCAATTGGAAATTTCATGTCACTATCTACCCAGAAGATATGAGTAAAATCACTCTTTAGGAAAATATCAACTAGATTGCGACGAGCAATGGTAATAACTGAACCAATGTTAAATGCACAATTAATTTTAATGCCATTGGCAACCATATTGGCCGCGGCCATTGCCAAGTGTTGTGCAAATTCTGCATTGACCATTTCCATGGCCGGAACCGCAATCATTACTGACGGTGCAGTACCTCCGGGCCGAATTTGTTGTGCGGCTGGTGCTGGTTGCGGACGAGAGGCCATTGCCTGGCGGCTCGGAATGTTTAGTTTACCCTTATTTTTCATATTATCCTTTAGTGTTTATTATAGTAGAGTATTGATAATTGAGCAATGATTAATTTGTCCAATTACCTGGGTGCAAACTCTTGTTGGAGTTTGATGTTATCGAAGAATTCTTTTTTAGTGTTGCCATCTGTATTAAACGCACCTTTGAGTACTGTGGTCTGCGTTAAACTACTATGTGCCATGATGCCGCGATTCTCACAGCATCCATGAACTGCCTGTACATATACAGCTACATTTTCGGAGTCTGTTGCTCGGGATATTTCCCTAGCGATATCATTACAAAGTTCCTCCTGGAGAGTACCACGTCGGGCACACCACTGGGCGATCCGTGTATACTTTGATAGGCCAATAAGTTTATTAGCGGCAATAATACCAATATAGGCAACACCAGAAACGGGTTGGTGATGATGACTACATATAGAACGAAGCTCGCTACGCACGACCAACATACCTTCATAACGGTCTTTGCTATCATTCGGAAAAGCTGTTGCATCTGGTGCTGGATCATATCTACCTGCCATTATTTCATTAAAATACATCTTGGCAAGCCTACGGGCTGTGCCTTTACTGTTTGGATCGTTTTCACGATCAATAAGCAATCGATCCAATACTAGTTCAAATGCTTCTGTTGCTTCGTTGATTAGACGTTCTTTATCTTCTTCGCTAACATAGTCGCTAATGTTATCACCGGCCCAAAAGCGTTTACCTTCACGCTTCATCTTGAATCGAAGATAATCTCCTATGTATTTGCCTTCTTGGTAACCACCGTCACCTGCCATGGCATCTAATGCTGTTTCTTTTTTGATGTAAACTTCTTTGCCTAGCGGCTGAAATTCGTCTTGTTTAAATTCTGGTTTAACACCGGCTTCTATTACAGGGTGTGGTTTAAATTCTGGTTTCAATTATTATTCTCCGAGTTTGTGTCGAGGATGACATGATTTTTATAATACATTGTTATTTAGACTCTGTCAACCTGAGGAAGGTGTTTTTCCGGACAGCCGCATCTAATACCATAGGTGTTAAATTTAGTGACTCGGCAATTTTTAACAATGCACTAGTATCTTTAGGGAAACATGCACCGCCGAATCCAAATGACCCGTCTGGTCCTGGAACTTGCATATGACTGCTTCCGATTCGTTTATCGCTTGTTACCATGTGGGCAATGTCATCATAATTTAAATTCATTGCTTGGGCCATCTGATAAAGTTCATTCATAAAAATAACTTTAGTGGCCAAAAAACTATTAATAGCGTATTTGGCAAGACTGGCTTCTCCAATGGAACAATGATGTACTGTTGTTAATTCTTTTTGGCTTAATCGAATTAATCGTTCAGCTTCATTTCTATATGCTTCAATTTTGCCTCCTATGATGGCAAATGTACCGTTAGCATAATCTCTAACAGCATTGGCCGCGGTTAAAAATTCAGGAGCATGAACTAGGTTAGGAAATTCTTCATTTAGTTGAGTATAAACATTTGGCGGTGCTGTGCATTTACTGATAATAACACCTTGATAATTCATAGACTTTAGCTTGGCCAATACATCTTCTAAAATACTAGTGTCACATACTCCATCTTCACCTTGCGGACTAGGTACACAGATAAAAATTCCAGCACAATCACTTAGCTCAGAGAACTGGTGAACTCCGCGAGCCGGATTGTTATCTACTAAAATTAATTTGGCTTCAAAATCGAAGGTGTGTTGAATGGCACTGCCTACAAACCCTAGTCCGACAATTCCAATCTTAGGAAGGGCTGATTTCATGGTTGTTTTGAAAAGTATTTTGGCACCACCGATAGTGCCTGGCATGGACATATTTAAGGTCATTTAGTAAGACCCATAAAAATAAGTTCACGTTCCGTAATATTGGCCACAGGTTTAAGCCAACCGTGACGAATACATTCTAGAATGAGATCTTTGTAATTTTCCGGGCACCTTTGACTAATTTCCAATCCTGCTCGGTTAGCCTGAACTACTCCGTCGGTGATTACAAAATTAGGGTCGCCTGGTTTAAGTGTGCGAATTTGACTTTGATGTGCAGTGATATTCATACTTTAATATAGCATGAATATGATTTTTTGTCAACGAATAAACCACTCTTTATTTCTATAAGGTTTGCCAAGTTCTGCATTAGGCAAATATCTAACCACCTTTTTCTTAACACGTTTAATGATTCGATGCTTGTGATCAAAATCAAATGCTTTTAGATACATGCGCCAACTGTTATGTCTACGGCGCAGTCCTCTTTGGTCTTCATTCAAATAGTTTACAACCTGTTGTCGATCATTTTGGAATTTACCCATTAGTTCACATGCTATGTTAAAACTATATGCATCGATCTCATCTGAATTTCCCAAATAACTTTGCTCTTCTCTTTGTTCTTGTTTTTCGGCAGTACTGGCATAATCCGGCAAATATTTAAATTTCCTGCGCCTATATTGTCTCATGTGCATTATTTCATGCAACAGTGTATCTGCGATACCCGCACACATTCTTTTGAATCTACGGGTTGACATTTTTATTTTTTCTTCAAACGGGTTGTAAGACAGCACAATCTCTATGGCAGTTTTTTTGAGCTTGTCGTCATCGCTATAGTAAGTTCCGCCAATGTACACCCACCCAAAATCAACTTTGGTGCTAGAAGTTTTGGTAACTTTGATAGGATATTGCGTTTTAAGATGGCTGGCCAAAATTCTGTGGAATTTGGCAATGGTCATTTCTTGATTGGTTATTTTTGGAGCAATCAAGGACACGAATTCAATGATGCTATTTTTATCTAGCATTGACCAATCGAATTTATGTAGGCTCACGGGCATAAACGATCCTTCTGTAGTAGTGTTATTTACACTATTTTACAGCAGAAACCGAATATTTAAAATACCTTTATTTTGTGTTTGGCTTGAAATCTTTGGGCATCTTGCCAAGTGTTTACCAACGGTTCGCCTTTTATGTTCAAACTGGTGTTCATTAGTATAGGACATCCGGTTTTTTCATGCCAAAGTTCTAAAATTGCCCGAAATTTAGGATTATCTGAGTAGTTAACAGTCTGTACACGACTAGTACCATCTACATGGCAGACACCCGGAAGATATACTTGATCACGACACTTGGCCACAAATTGCATGTATGGGCTGGAATCCACTGGCATTTCAAACCAGGTATTTGCATGTTCTTCTAAAACTGCCGGTGCAAATGGGCGGAATCTTTCTCTCTTTTTAATAGAGTTCATCCGGTCTTTGGCCTTAGCCCCTCTAGGGTCGCACAACAAACTTCTATTTCCCAAGGCCCTTGGACCAAACTCTGCACGACCGTTAGCAACTGCCACAACATTGCCTTCTATCAACTCTTTGACAATTCCGTCAACATCCAGCTCCTTATCTATGTCTGTTCCTAGATAAGGACCCTGCCAATTTAACTTTTCCTGGGTATAGGCCGCCACTGCACCGATGGCGCTTCCCGAATCACCGGGATTGGGCATGATCCATATTTGATCATATTCTTTTGCCAGCAGACTATTTGCAACACAATTGAGAGCAACTCCTCCCATAAAAACCAAATTACGACTGGGCAATGTTGACTTCATCCATTGTGCAGTTTTAATTAGATATTCTTCCATGATGGCCTGTACACAGGCCGCAAGGTCAAACTTTGTGATACCGTCCGGAGTTGTCCACCACCGACAGCCGTTATGTAGATTAAATCTTAATTTAAAATCTGGACAAGAGAAGTCTTTAAAAAACTCTTCTTTAAGATGATTGATCAACGAGGGTACTCGCCGACCAATTGCGGCCATGCCCATGAGTATGTATTCTTCTTCGTTGGGCTTTAATCCCAGATACTGTGTAAATGCAGTATAAAATAGCCCCATGCTATCTGGATAGCTTTTACTCCAAATTTGATTAAGCCCCTGCTCGTCAGCATGCCATATAGTAACAGTATTCCATTCACCTATAGCATCGACCACTAAAACACTAGCGTCATTGAATTTACTGGTGTAGAATCCCGCGGCCGCATGGCTCTCGTGATGTTTAACATAGGTAATGGGCAAATGTCCTAATTTTAAACTTTTTAATACGTCTCTGGGATTTACTAACCACGGACGCTCTCCACTATAAATTTTTCTTAGACTTTTTTGTAGAGGTTTCTCAAACCATACTATTTCTTTTGGGCTACCGTAATCATACATTTCTTCGACCATGGCATGGTCAAGATGGCTGGTATTTTTAACTCTTGAGTACCGTTCAGAATGTCCTGCCCACAGTATATCTGGCCCGTCAATGAGAGCCATACTGGCGTCATGGTTGAGCCCATTGATTCCTAAAATCATTTTAATAAATGAACGGGTCGCGTTTGCGTAATTCTTCTATACGCTTTTTAAGTGCTCGACGTTTGCGCAGATCACGTATCCAGTTGATTAGTTTTTTAAATGGGTTCATTTTAATTTCTCAAATTTGGTATGGTCGGTAGGTTTCGAACCTACAAAGGCTATGTCTAAGACTGCGCCCCGTCCTGCCTAAGCAGAGGTCTGCCAATTCCACTCACGACCACATATATATTATATATGCAATCACGTTGAAAGTCAATAACGTTCAGTATCAAAGAAAAAAGTTTGAAACAATCGTCCGTTTTGTAGTCCATCTCCAAAGTAGTCTAGACTAGCATGGAACAGATCTCCTCGGTAAATTACCAATCGGTTATATCTGTTTCCAATTTTGTCGACCATATCCCATTTGGTATAATCGTAGGCTTCGTGATTTTCTTCACCTAGCTTCCTACATTCGCCGGTGGCCTTGTGTCGAAATAACCCTGTTCCTCCGGTGTGCGGTGCATCGGGAGTTAGATAGCATACACCTGCCCACATGTTATGGTGGTCTGCATGTATCCAGGTTCTATCCATTGCAGTGGCAATTTGAAATGCTCCTGTGTATCCGTCGTGATCATAGCTATTTGTAATTTTACCGGCAAATTGCATATATCTTTCAATTGCGGCTTTTACATCATCTGTAAAGAAAGATTTTGTTCTAACTCCGGGATAATTTCCTCGAACACTGAACTCTTGTTGCAGGGCAAAGTTTCTAACGGAATCCGGATCACCGTAAAAATCATCTATAATAATTAAGTTAACATTCATTTTAAGTACCAATCTAGGTTAGTTTTAAGTCTTTCGTTGTTGAGGTCCATTTCTAATGCAATGGTTCCATATTCAACAGCTTTGTCTTTAAGTCCGAGATGCCATGATGACAGGGCGGCTAGGTCATAAGGGCGACTGCCCCATGCTTCTGGATCTACTGTATAGACCAATTCTTTTTCTGTAATTGACAGTGCCTGCATAGATGCATAGAAGCACTCATTCCAGAGATTTTTCATCATACAACTATTTGCAAGCCCAACCCAAGGTTCCCTAAGGTAGGGAGCTTCGAAGGTGGCCTTACGGAAAGCCATTAAGGCATCTAACCCCTTGCCTAACTCGTCGTAGCATTTTCCTTGTACCCGGCGAGCATAGGCTCTCTCATGTCCCCAGTCTACTCCTGGCATGGCCAGATACTTTTCACAAGCATCAACCGCTTGTTGCCATCGACCATTAAAACTTAATTCTCGGGCATAATAGAATGCATTTCTCGAGTTGTGGGGATTATCTCGTACATCTGCTTCTAGTAGATCCAGATACTGCCCTCGGCTCTTGGTAGGATCAGGATGATGTACTACCATTAGCATATCAGTTTGTTCCCACTTATCTTGTACTCGGGGATCTGTGACAATTACTTCGTGACACATATTTTCCCAATGGAATCCCGACCTTGCATGGATTTTTTCGTAATAAAAAACTACACCTTCACCCCATTGATATTTGTAGCGAATTCGATTAGTTTCTCCATGCTTCCAGAGTCTTTCAATTTCTTCGCGCCATCCTGGCATCAATACTTCGTCTAGGTCGAGACTAATACAGATATCAAAATCTTTAGGAACTAGATGAAGAGATGCGTTTCTTGCAGAATCAAATCTCCAAGGACTCACATAAATTTCATGCACCTGCATGCCGCATTGGCGAGCCAGTTCTACTGTGTTGTCTGTACTACCGGTATCTGCTAACAGCACAAGGTCTGCATCTTTGCAACTTTCGGCAAATCTTTCGACAAACATTGATTCATTTTTAGATATTGCATATACGCAAATTTTTAATTTTTTATCTTCCATGTTGTTATTTAAATTTTATTCTGGCCGGCCCTGCAGGAATTGAACCCACATCGCATGGTTCGAAGCCACGTATTCTATCCATTGAACTAAGGGCCGATAACAATTATTATACGCTGTTAAAATAATTAAGTCAAAAAAATAGGACTCCGAAGAGTCCTATTTAACAGGCTAGTTGTCTACTTTGAGTTTATATCGGTGTCAATATCGAAACACACCTATCTAGTTTGTCTTCAGCTATAACCTTCAAAGCCCATACAGGCTCCAGTTATAACCAACTCCCTAGCATTCCTTTAATATTAAAGGTTGCTGAACCTAGCCTTATAACACTATTTATAGAACGCTGTAGCGATCTACATCAACAGTGGCTAGCATGATACCGTATGGAGTCATGTCAGTACCACTTAGGATACCCTTCATAACTGCTGGACTAAACCCGCTAACCAACGCGGTACCGCGCTTGTCGAACTTAACAGGGACATTGTCCCGGCTGTTCAGGTTCCAGAATACAATGTTTGGAACTTCGTATCCTGCATCCTTGTACTTACGCTTGATCATTTGGTGAGCAGAGTCATCAAAACTTACGCATTGATCAAACTGCATATCCGAAAGGATCAGCAAAGTCTTTGGCATGTCACTTGCGTTCACACCGCCCTTGACTGCGATGCGTAGGATTTCGTCAAACGCCGCATGTAGGTTAGTGTTCATGCCCCAGTCGCTAGAGTTCATTTGTGCCATCTTTTCAGATAGCGAACCCTTAACGACCTGTGCCTTTGGCTTAGCACTGAAAGTCAAGAATGTATCCTTGAATACACCTGTGTTCTTATCAGCACAGTACAGACCCAACGACAGGGCAATATCGATGCACATTAGGTTAGCGTTTCCGCCAACTGGGCATGACATCGAACCGCTAACGTCAACCAAAGGCATAACGCTGGCATCGCCAATGTAGTTTGGCAACGATGCCCATTGAGCATCTGCTACCACACTGTCGCCACCATGACGCAAGGTCTTGATGACATCGTATGGGTAAACCGCACTAGCGTTTACCTTGTCAGTACCTGCAGTCAAACGAGCCTTGTAGGCAGTGTAAGACGCAGAAGCATTCTTGGCAAATGCCTTGTTGTAACGAGCACTGGCTAGACTTGGCAACTTACCGAATTCGATAGAATCCCAGTCCTTTGCACACATCTTGCTTTCGACAACATTGGTCAACGCAACCAAACTCTTACGGTAGAACTTTGGAGTCATACCATAGAAGTTACGGATTTCAACCGCGATTGGGCCTTGACGAGGCATCCATTTGGCACACAGACCGTTGCGTTCACGCAGTGCATCACCGATTAGGGTATAGGCCATGTGTTTGAACTTTTCAGTCTTGAATACCAGCAAGTCGTCCCAACGGCCGAACTCGCTTACGAAAGGAAGAACTGCTTCCAGAGTTTCTGGATGCAACTTTTCCAGATGTACAAGTACATCACGGAACAGCTGACGTTCACCTGCGCCACCACGGACATCACGTGACCAGAACGCAATCTTCATTGCAAGGTCACTGTCTTCCTGGAAAGCCTTTTCGAAGTCTGCGGTCACAGACTTACCACGGCTTGCACCAATCTTGTAGAACAAATCTACAAGGGCATTGCCCGAATGGGCCTTTGCCTTCATACCGTTTTCGGTACGAGCTACCTCTGGGGTAGACTTAACTGCTTCAGCGAAAGTGATCATTTCGTTCTCCTTTCTTTAAAATGACAGGATGCTTTTTTTACTATAAGAAAAGTATAAAAATTGCTGTAAGCATCCTAAAAACTTTTTGTTTCTTTCTAAGCATTAATTATAGCGTATAAGTCATTGTTTGTCAACAACTTTATTAGCCAAATTACATTGTAGGACCGTTCCCGGACTTAAAACCTACACTACCACCCTCTGCTTCAATGCGAGCAATAACATCTTCAAACAAGATAGGAGCAAAGTCTGGAAGTTGTTCTACGCAAACGCAGTGGTATCTAACATCAATCTCATCGCTGTACAAGACTTCTCCAGTACGGGCATCGACACCTCTCGCCTTCATAACTCTGTTGGCGTGTAAGTGTCCGTGTATATTACAACCAAACCTGCCAAGGCTTGCTTCGTGAACAGGAATATGACTTAAAATAAGTCCATTCATGACATGATACGCTCGTAATTCACGGAAGTACTGCCTGTACTCGTCATCACGGAAAATGTCGTGGTTACCACGGATCAAAACCTTGTCACCGTTTAATCGGGCCAATGTCTTTAATGCCTTTCGATTAATAACCACATCGCCCAAATGATATATTTTATCTGTAGGCTTAACACGGTCGTTCCAAGCCTTGACCATTGCTTCGTCCATCTCATCTGCGTCATCCCATGGCCTTAACTTTGTAACACCATCGTTACGTGTGAAGCGGCATACACCTGTGTGACCAAAGTGTGTGTCGCTGACTAAAAATACACTAGGCATATTCGCCCCCTTAAATAATGTTAACTAACGATTTTACCCACCACAAGTTTTTATCCAATGTGACCTTTGTCTTAGCTTCTATAATTATAGCATCTTTAACAATTTCTGGATAATAATTTTTATCAAAAATAATTTCTTTGGCTCTTGCTTGATTACGTATTATTTTGTCTTTAACTTTGTCATTTAGCATCTTAAGCTCACCGATGGGTGTTTGGCATAGATTCTTAAAATTTTCAATGATCATACCAAACCTTTTTTCCATATCTGGCTCTTGATCAAAACTGTAGTCAAATATTTCGTCGTATAATTCAAACCCTAGATCTTGAATATGTCTAAAGAATCCGTGTCCAGACGCAGTTAAAAATGGTTTACCCACTAATAATGCCGTGGCAGTTTTTTCTGTTATAAAAATATCTTTGTGAACACTTTCACTGATCAGTTGCGCAAATGATTCATGATACTGAGCGGGAATTAAGTGCTGATCAGTGTGACCAGCAAATCCATCAAGATCTAAAATTTGAGGAACAAAATATTTAAAATCATATGCAGGGTTTGGTTGTGACCACGAAACGTTGGCAAACTGTAGTAGATCATGTTTAGCAACCTGATCGATCAGATAACATCTATGCCAATGAGGTTTATGATTAAGATAAACAAAATGTTTTTTAAATTCTAAATCCGTTTTTATTTCTAATCTAGTTTTCTTTCGAATGACCAATTCGAAATATGTTTTCTTCAACCAACAAGTTGGCCAGAAATGTATTTCTACATTAGGGTGCGGCGGAGGAGCATCAACACTTGCTATTCCTGAAGTGATAACAAATAGTTTTTTGTTACTTTCAGTAAGAGCCGTTACAAGCCTATCCCAGTATTTAAAATCTTCATTGACCAATGACCAATATTGATATTCGTTGTGAGCAAATAAAATTACAGCATCCTTATCAGTAGTTCGGATACGATCCGGAATGGTAAGTTTAAAATCATCGGAATCCCATATATCAAAACACAGGTATTTTAATTCTTGTGATAAAATCATAATGATGCTATATCCTATTTTTATACTGCATACCAAATTTCCTTAAACCCTTCTTCTTCTGAAGGCATTTCAAAACTTGCCAGCATTCCTTCTATTACAGCATCCGGAATGTCTTTCCCAGGACGGCCGTCCAATCGACGCTTTAATTCAAGCCTTGACGGTGTTTCAAATACCACAGCAATATGATCGTAGCCGGGCAACATGTTAAATTTACGCAGACGACTTGTTACGGTAGTACTAGTTTGATCCCAAATAATGTCTCGACCCGCTTCTCGAGCTTTAACAACATCGCCTGCCATTAGATTAACACATTCTGGCATGACCTCAGTAAAAACTTCACTGTAGGTTTTGCCCATATCTTTGGCAAATTTTTCAACATAGACATCGGTGCTGATATAGGCACAGTCGCCTGCCCAATCTTGATTAGCTACCCAGGTACTTTTACCAGAACCAGGCACTCCGACCAATTGATAACATTTAGGCATTAATGTACCGCTTCCTTAACATTGACTTCGCACTCGATTACCCAATTGTTAAATTCGGTAAACTTGTTTACTTCTACTCCAAGTCCGACTGCTTCGTTTACAAAATGCTGTAAGAGTACATTGTACAATGCATCGGGCATTGTGTCTTTATCAAATTTAATTTTCATTCTTCAACTCCAAAATGTTTTAAGATATTCTGCTCACAATGAACAGGTATGTACGTTACTGAATCTTGAACCCAATGTCGTTCTGGAGTATGCGGTAGAGTTTTAGCAACCAAAGCACATTCTCTCACAATCAACTCGGCGAACTTTTCGTTAAACTGTGTATGCCAACCCACGTGGCCATCTTCCCAAATCTTGCCAGGAGTCTTGCTTCTAACAGGTCCAGTATATGTTTCATTCACATAGTCACCAGCCTGTAGAGCAAGTTGTTTAATTCGTTCGTTCATTACCAATTCTCCACACCAGAAATTTCAGTTTTAAACTCGCCATCTAGTCCGTTAATGTTAGTATGTACAACTAAACTAGTAACACTACCAATTCCGCTAGAATTATCTTGCAGTAATTCGAAGCTAGTGGCATCTGGAAATTTGTCCATAGTCTCTAAAATTTTAACAACTTCTTCTCTACATAAAAACATTATACATCTCCTTCTAATTTCCTACGCTCCCTGCGTTCCGCGGCCAACGTAAAAACCTTTTCGTTGTCATTAGTCCAATCAATTGCTTTTGCAGGCACAATCAAACCAGAGTCGAGCGTCACACCGTTGATGGTGTGAGGCTCGTTCTCATCATAGGTCCAACCCAAATGCCGCATCATACGATGCTTGACGCACAGATTAGGACTACGGAATACTTCGGTATCATCGAATCCCATCATGACGCCGACTTCGCAAACTGCACCACTACGGCATACACCTGCTACACAATGAACGATAACGTTCATGTGATTGTCTAGTGCATGTTGTAACAACTGTGCCAACTTGGCCGCCTGCTCATGACTACACCGCATTTCTTCGTCTAAGCATTCGTCTTTTTCTTCAATGTCCAAAAATTGGAATTGATGTACTTCTTTGAATTTGTACAGAGGTGTTGGAAAATCACCAGGAGGATCCACAATTTGGATCAGCATGGCATTCTCGCCCGGGTTGATGTGGAACCCTTTTTTGATGTCACTCAGTGCAACGTTTTGAATCCATGGCATATCTTTTCTCCTTATGCACTATTATACTAGGTTTTTTACCAGAAGTCAACTAATTAGACTGTTGTTTCTAAACAAAAAATTGTTTCTAGCTGTTTGATATTGTTCAACATCTAGTTCCCAAACAGTTTGATCGGTATAAAAAAGTTTTACCTTTTCCTCTAGGCATTTTACAATGCCCTGTCGTTCTAACAATTTAAACGTCCTATGGCTCTTATTCATACTGGGAATGTCTGGGTTATCCCAATTAGTTGTTACTACAAATTTAGTATACCCTACTTCTTTTGCCCAATCGATTTCTTTTGGTACATGATGTAAGAACGTTATGCTGTTCATGTGTGTTTTGGAAACCACATTTAAAAAGTTTTGATATTCTGGTATAGTGGCACCTCTAAATAATATCCTATAAACTTTTTCTCCAATTTCTGGCAATGGGTGGCATCCACTTACGGAAACAACTTGATCGTCGGCATAGGTTAAGAAAAATTGGCCACCTAGATCTAAACACCAATCTAATTTTAGTGCCTCGGCGCTGGCATTGTTTTTAAAGCCATGGGATGAGCATTTTTTAAAATATTGTTCAAGATCACACCGCAGTTGATCTCTATACTTAACAGTGGTTAGCCTTTCTGTGGGTTCCATAGATCTACCTCTTTATTGGTTCGTCCAACATAATATAAAATATCGTTTTGTACAACAACTTGATCCTGGGTAGGGTACCATCCTTCATAAATGCAGATGTCTCCCTTGACCAGTAATTCATCATTGACTATCTTGTAGTGGCAATGTTTGTTTCTTCCCATGATAGTAGTATCGGCAGGTGCAGATTCTTTTAGATAATATACTTCATCAAGATCTTCAAATGTAATATTAATAGCAATAGGGCCTACTTCACTCATGCCCCAATTGACCATAAATTTTGCTCCCTTGGCAACAAATGCTTCTATGATATCCCAGGTCACCGGATCAGCACCGCAGGTAATAAAAATTCCACTGAGGTCTAACTCTTGAAACCCCTTGGTTAACATAATAGCCTTGGCATGTTTGGGGGTAATGTGAGTGTGCGTGTAATTTTTAATGTCACGTACAAAATCATATGCTGAAAAATTTACAACATCGACATGTGCTCCTACGGCCAATGCAGGCAAAGTCTGTGCCAATAGTCCACCAGCATGGGTAGTTTTGCAACAGGTATAAACTCTACTCTTTGGCCGTATGCCTTGCGCCACAGCCGCCACACGACTGCTAATGGCCAATTTGTCAGGGTTTTGAAAATAAGGTTTTGGCTCTCCGCTGGTACCGCTACTATAAATGGTAATACCTTTTTCGAGAATATCTTTAAAATTAATCTGCATCATATAATTATAACATCTTTAAATTGGTCAATAAATACCCCATGCCACAATATTTTGACTCAAATCGTTACCTTTTCATACTGGCCAACGAGGGTGCCGGAGGCCATAGGTTAGGTAGGATCATCAGCTGTCTTGACAATGTACATTGGTACTCGGATCCGGCAAACGGCCTGAATCCTTGGGATGTGTTTAACACCGACGGGGTGGCAGGGAAGAATATAAGCCCTTACCATTATGATCGACTAGTTGACGGAAAGCATGTTCCATTATTAGGAGAACGCATTGAAAAATGGTGGGACGCATCTGACATTAGCCAATTCTATAATCACACTTGGGCTAAGATAATTGCCCAGGAAAATTTTCAAACAATTTTAGAAACCAAATATCTGCATTGGATCCTGCATGATACTCCCGAGGTGTTGCATCGCAGATTTACACAGGCTAAATTTATTGCACTAATAGATGACGATATTGAATCAGTTGTTGATAGGTACATGGAAACCACTGCAAAATTTCCTGTTGATTTAAAATTGCCCGATGTAAGGCCTCAGTATCTCAATCGTCATGCCAAGTTAATCAAAGCATTGACCACATTGTATAAAAAACCTACAGAACAAGATCTGTGGAAAATTTACAATCAAAACTCTAAAGACACCTATCGAACTGCTATTGAAAAACGGCTGACTGCTAATAATAAACTTAGGGCCGAGTATAATTCAGACAGATACTTAAAGGTGTCTTGGAATTCTTTTGATGCTGACCAAATCTTTAAATTCTTAGATTCAGATGACCTAGACAGTCACTGGATTAATTTAATGAAATAGATTCTTAAAAATAAAATAGTCGCAGATAAAGGTTAACTCTGCACCTAAGAATACTGCAACCCAATAGTTGCCAATCCACGCCCATAGTTTGCGTATCACCCACCAAGCCGCCAACACACGCAGGGTATATAATGCATCGTGTTGAAGATAATCTAACACACCGGGCAATGCTACTGCATTGAAGTAATAGCCGAAGACAAAAGTATCGTAGGCATAACTAGCCTGAGCCATAATAAAAACTGCCGCAAAAAACGGCAGGAATTTATTTAACAGTTTAACTATAGGCCCACTGACTATGAGCCTATAGCTGACGTATATAATATTGGCAATTAGTAATTCAAACAATTTTATTCAGGCTTGATTTTTCTAGCAAATGGTTGCCATTGTTCACGTAGTCTGTGCATGGCCGCCCGAACAC